GGGGAAACCGCGCTCTCTGGCTTTGTCTCGATTGGACTCGACCCAGCCATGGCATCCAGTTACCCCAGAGCCACAAAGCAAAATCAGATTTGCTGGTAGGTGCAAGGTCTCATCTCTGGAGCCACCCATACGCCGAGGAACTCTGTGATGGACTGACCACCCGAAAGCATCGCCCATGCCACCGCACTTCTCGCATCGGTAATTGGCTCGGTAAAAAACTTGAAACCGAACTTCATCCCCTACTTTGAGTTTAGGTTTTGCCATTGGAGTCTCGCGTTCGATAAAGATTCTGTGCAACCAGAGCAGATATGTTCGCTCGTCTGTAACGCCGTGACCGTAGCCAATCTGCAAATCGGAATATCCTCATAGGTCAGATGCCACCTCCCCTGCACCTGCTTCCATATCAGCATCGGATTTACCTTTCGCTAATGTCGCTCGAATCTGTGACAAATAAAAATTCACTTGCTCTGGCGTTGCCGCTTTTGACTTTGTATCTTCCAACTCCAACATATAACGCTGGGTTGCTTCTCGGTCTTTCTCGGCTTGTCTCTGTCTAGTCCACTCTCGGTTGAAATTGACTGGAGCGATTACCTTATCGTCATTCATGTAATGAACCGATACGAAATACTTGGCGAACTCAAAAGTCATGTCTTGCACTAGAGCCGCATCCCAAGCCAGAATCTTTCCCTCATCGGCTTGAAGGCGACCATCAAAGAGACAGGCGTAGGCAAAAAGTTGAGCGACTTCAGAACGGTTCATTCTCAATAGCCCTTTCTTCTTCATCAATAAACTTCTGAGCAATATCGAGCGCTCGCATAACTGAACTCTCGGTCCGTGTCATCCCACCGCCCCTCTGTGGCAATGGAGCATCAGCCCATCTCTCTTGGTTTAGCCAAGTGGATGCGTGAGCCGTGAACTCAGGCTGGCGATTAGGGTCTTGAGCAAATCTCTTTGCTCCCTCAATAATCAAATCAACTGGAGCCTTCTTTAGCGCTTTTAGAAATGCTGTCCTCGCCGCGCCTTTTGCTTCTCTCCTTGGATAGATAGACCAAAAGAGGTTGAAATCCGAATCCGAAGGATTCGGTGTAGTTATATCTTTACTTGGGATGGGATGGGTATGGGATGGGATGGGATGGGGAAGGAGAACTCCGTCAGGAGTCACGCCCTCTGTCACGCGTGACATTCTTGACTTTGCTTTCCGTTCAGCCGCCTTTTTACGCTCGGATTCAACTTTTTCCTTGGTAAATTGGTACTCATCGTAACCCAAAATCTTGATGTCATCTCCACAAATTTCCCACAAGTTTGCCGCAACTAAGGCTGAAATATGACGAGAATTTGATAGTTTTTTGACGAGATTTATCGGGATAATTCCATCAGTTAGGTAAGCGTTGGAATAACAGAGCGCTGTTATGTACAGGCGAAATGCTCCATCGCTTAACCCGATAATCTTTGGATGGTTAGGAAAACCATCATCAAGTCTTACCCAGGTCATTCTCTCTCCTTCAATGTTAGAAGTGGTGTCCACAATTAGGACATGATTTCTTCTTCTGGCGGTTCTCTACTTTTCGGCTGTCAATGAACTCGGGTAACACATAGACCTTGCATCGGTTACGAGTCTCTTTCAATCTCGCTACTCGCTCGGTCAGATGGAGAACGGACAATACACCCGATGCTGACCCATGGTGAAGTCCTAGCGATTCCGCCAACTCTTTCCATGTAGCGCCGTGTCTGCCGCGATTGGCTAGGTAGGTAAGCGCCGCAATCTGGCGCTTACCCGTGGTTCCATCTGAATCCTGAACTCTCGCTCTCTCCTCAGATGAATCCGAACCTGACCAACCCGATGTGCCGTTATATGGGACTTCAGGAAACGCTAACTGTGTCATCGCTTGACTCCTTAGTGGTTGAAGTTTCAACTACTGGGGAAGTACCGACACGAACTTGAGCCTCCTTGAATGAAATTCGTAATGTCTCAAGGATTGATGGCTCTATCGCATCTTTGTACTTTGTGATGTAAGCGCCTAACTTTGCAAGGTTGTCCAAGTCGGATGCTTCAGCAATAGCCTTGGCGAGCATCTTGGTATCAACTACGACTTTCTCTGAACGCTCGTATGACTGAGCATCTGGGTCAATGTCATCTGTTGGTAGTGATAGTGATTGGAGGAGCGCTGTTCGAAATGCTACAGACATCGCCTTAGCGGTTGCCTTATCTCCTGAATCCATTGCCTCACCTACAACCGTGGCTTTAATTGCATCTCCGTTAGCACCAATAAATGTGTAAGTGACTTTGACTTTGACATGACCCATGACTGTACGGTTCTTGCCAATCTCAACACTTGCATAATCGTATTCTTCAACTGTCGGTACCACGATGACACCAAACTTTTGAAGTTGCGGTGATACAGCATTTACAACTGAATCAATACCTCGGAAATTAAATCCCTGAGCATTGTTGCGGTCTGTCTTTGCGATTGCTCCAACTGCCTTCATAACTTCATTGAGGGCTTGAGCGATAGGTAGTGCTTTTGTCTCTGACATGGTTTCCTCTCTCTATTCGGTGACGAACTTGATTGATGTCTCGGCTGGAATCACTTCGACTTCTGGAACAATTTCGCCTTGGGTTGAAATTACCACACCTTCTTCAGTAATCAAAGCCTTTACTGCCGTTTTGTCTATATCAGTTTTGACTTTAAGAAGTGAAGGGTCGTTTGCGGTAGCCCATTCAATAAACTTGGCTTCATCTTTGAACTCGACCTTTGGCTGTCCAGCGGTAGTCTTGATGGTGCCATGGGGCAAAGATATGCTTTTACGACCCTCAGAGCGCTGTGTAAGGGCGTAAGGGCGTAGGACTGCCTCAAAGTACAGGGAGTCCCTCTCAAGGGCTGTATTGACCGTAGAGAGCCATTCTGTGATGCGAACTATCTCGGCATCGTAGATGGCTTTGTTCTCGGCTTGCTTACGGCGAATGACTGCTAATTTGCGAATTGCCCAGTCAGCCTTTTGGTCGTTATCAACGACAAATCCCTCATTTTCCGCTGAGATTGAAGATACAGCGGGATTATCGAACTCATTGATTTCTGGTTGTGTTGTCATGTTGCTCCTCTCATAGCGAGAGGTTACACACCCCCAGTTGGGTATGTCAAATCCTACAAGCCGATGATTTGCCCAACATAGACTGAAGCACCGACAACTGTAGCAATGATTAAAGCGCCGACAGTACGGACCACCCACTCGGAGCGTGACTCCATCTTTTCAACTCGGTCAAGGATTGACTCCATAGCCTGTTGAAAACGAGCAGAATCAGATGAGTAGACATCGCGGCGAACATAAGTCTCGCCGATATTGATGTTGATTTGCTTGACTTCCGAAGTGAGGTCATCAAGCCTACGCATGATTTCTCCGAGGGTTGGTTCGTGTTCTGCCATTTGATTTCCTATGCTGTGAACTTAGGGCGACCAAAGCCGACAATAGCGAGAGGTAAGCCTTTTTTAGTGCCTTTTTTGTAAGCACGAACTTTTTTGGCAACCTGTCCACCGTTTCGTTGGTCTCCTTTTTTGTCTGGGCTGGTATTTCCTTCAATGCAGGTAACTGTTCCGTCACCGTTATCTTTCAAAACAATTCCAACATGAGAAATACGGTCTACGCCATCTCCAGGGAAATCAAAGTAAACAATGTCGCCTGGTTGTGGAGTTGCTGTCTCTGCATCTTCCCAAGCCTTAGCCTTCTGGAAAGCCTTTGCTCCTGCAAGAGTCGAGACTGTATTAGGAATCTTGACCCCAGCCTCGTTACCGCACCAATTTACAAATGAACCGCACCAAGGTAAGAAATTAGCCTTGGTGTAAGCACCATACTTTGTTTCGTTATCTTTTGGACCTTCGATAGTTCCAATTTCCTTGAAGGCTACCTGTAGGAAAAGTTCAACCGAACCCTTCTCCGCCATTACTTTGCCTTCTTCTTTGCTACAGCCTTCTTTGCAGGGGCTTTCTTTGTTGTAAGTTTCTTGAGTCCTTCAGCCGCAACTACTTCAGCAATCTTACCGAAGGCTGGGTCTTGCTTATTGATATAGCGGAGGGCAACTGGCAGAACCGCCGCGATGCCTGAAGCCAAAATTGCCTTGATTGTGTCTGTATCAAGAGCGAACAGGTCTCCTCCTGTTGCCATGAAAGTTGCTGTCATTGCCGCTAAGAATGAGCGACCATAAGATGCGAGCATTGCTTTTTGCTTATCGTTCATTGTGAACTCCTCTACTAGATGTATAAATAATAACCTATCAGTTTATGAACCAAGGTAGATAAGACTCATTTTAGGATTGTGGTCGCCTGTGTTCATAATGTCTAAATCACTTCCGCTGTTCTGCCAAACTCGCAACTCAACATAATCGTTTTTTGTCAAAGTAACTGCGTGGCAAGTAACGGTGCTGTGTGTATCAACTGAATTCGAGACTGGGTTGAAGTCAGAGCGAGCCAACTCAAGAGTGTTGTTTTTCAAAATATTGACCGCTCTATGTCCTGATGCTGAAGCCTCAAAAGCGACATTGCCTGTAATTATGTAACGCCCCGTTACGGGAACCGTCAGCCGTGTTGGATTAGGACTTACATCCCAACAATTCCATCCATCAGAATCAACCGCATCAAAGATTACTTTTGTTTGCGTGGCAGTTGGAATCGTCTGAGAGGATGTACGAGAGGCAGTAGGAGCAAGAGTTCTATCAGCACTAGCCACCATTCCAATCCCTAGTAAGTCAGCCCCATCGTTTAGGAGCCAAACTTGGTCAGAGGGCTTTGGAGCGTAATTGCTTAAATATCGAACTGAAGGCAAGGTGAAACCATCGCTGGTTATCTGAACATCCATAGTGCGATTGGAATTGACTGTGATGACGGTGCCTTGGCGTAGTCTGAGTCCAGAGGGCGTTGCTTTAATTTGATTGACTAGGTAACTAATATCCATCAGAATCTCCTGCTTCGCCCAATAGCGTTCATGGTAGAGGTTGGTGCAAGTGGAATAGTAATTGCATCTAGCATCAAGGTTGCATCAACTCCAGATGGCGAGCGCACAACCTTCACTAAGTCATAGACATCGTGCGCTGGGTTCACAATTTGGTCCCATGTAATTTTTTCGGATGCCCCAATGACTTTCTTTAACTCAGCGCGAGCCGCCTCGGTAGCCTCGGCAACTGTAAGAATATTTGGAGACGATTTGAACAGCGGAACTGAGCCGTATGTAGTCACATAGGTTGGACTTGATGGGTTATCGTCAAAGGCTTCACCGATAACTCCGATAGTCAGGTTTGTTCCTTCACCCGTATAGATGACATGGTTATATGACTCATCGCTAGAAAGGTTGCGACCTAATTGGGTTAGGACTGAATCTTCTCCATCGGTGTACTCAACTAAAGCCTTGCCTAAATCTGGGTCTGGAATTGGTCTCATTCGAGCCGTACCGTTTTCATCAAAGTACAAATCCATTCCAGCCGACTCAGCAATTTTGAGACATTCTTTCCAAGGGTCAGATGACTGGTCAAGGCTTGGGTAGATAATTGTTGTAACTTGATTGGTTGCAGGAAAGTCTGTTTTTACATTTGGGTAGCGGTCTTTAAGAATCTGAGCAATGGCAGTTTCTTTGGGAGTTGCATCTTCAATATAAAAATTATGGCTAGTCCACTTTGCCTTAGCAACTCTTAGACTTCTATCTGAGCCTTGGATGTTAATTTTAACTCCAGCAGGTGTATCTGTAATTTCTACTGTTGTTATCTGAAATACTCCTAGAGGTACTAATTCCTCGGTTCCATCTTGATATTGAACGCCACGGTAAATCTTTACTTCACGGTTATATGGCAAAAAAACCGCTGAACGGTTATTTGTAGGGATAAGGGTGCCATCGGTATCAACGAACTCAATAGAGCATTGTCTACGGATTGAACGGCGATTATCAATAGTGACTTCTCCAGCGATGGGAGATGTTGAACTCAAGATTGTTCCATTAGCCGTATCGTAAATCTCTACCTTAATCTTGCTGATATGAGACTTTCGAACTGACGAAAGAAATGTGTCAGTTACGGGATACATTATGGAGCGCCTACCTCAAAGTAATTGACCTTGGCGTTGCGGATTAGATTGCCGATTGGTCCAACCTCAGTCCATGTTCTATCTACAAAACGGACATATTTTTGGCGACCAAGTGGGTCATGGACATGGAGAACTCCTTGGAATGTCAGAACTGGATATAAGTTATCCCATTCCGTTTCTCCCTGTGTTGTGAACTCATAAGAGCCATCAATGCCATAAATGCTCGTAGCAACAACGATTGTTTTAGATGCGCCAAGAGGTTTGAATTGTCCATAAGACTCAACAATTTGAGAATTCAATGGTTGTTGAACTCGAAGCGAGCGCACCTTGATTGTTGGACTTTCAATAGCAGTAAAAGACCAAACACCAGGATTGGTAATTTGAATTGGCTCTGTTGATACATAGCCAGATGAAAGAACAGCCATTAGATTTCAGCCCTCGCTTTCGCACGATAAGTAACGGTTGTATCAAGAGGAACTTCATAATCATCAAGAGATGCAATTTGCGAAGAAGATGCTGTGACTGGACTGTTACGAATTTCAGTATATGTAACTCCGCTGTCATCTGAACGCTCAACTACGAAAGAGAATGTGCTAAATCCACCGCGAGTCCAGACTGGGCTATCTCCAGCGTGGAAAGCAACTTTGTCTACATAGTGAGTTTCGGATGACCCAGCGCTTGCTACCTTCACAATTACCTGAGCGTGGGTCGCTGTTGCTGGAGCGGTGGCAGATACATTGCACTCATTCCATGCACTAGACGAATCATTTTCGGCTGTACCAAAAGCGGTAGAGAGAGCAGTACCAGCCGCGTTAAGCCAGATAATTCCAACGGAGCAGGAGCGAGCGGTTGAACCAGCCCTGAACTCAGCGGTAGCCGCAAACTTATTGTTTGCCGTTACTGGGAACTTTGTGGCTGTGGTTGTAGATGCAGTCATATCTCCAGCCGAACCAGAAAGAACTGCCAATGATGCTGAGCCGCTTGAAGCCTGAGATGTACTGCGTGAAATAGAGCAGTTCGTGACCGCCGCCCATCCTGTTGTATCGGTTTCAAAAGAAGCCTGATTAGGGGAGAGTGCGTTTGTACGACCAAAGATTGTGACTGTTACAGCGCCCGTAGTTGAGTCATAGAACGCAGACACGGCAGGTGTAGCAGGAGAATCAATAGATAAAGAAAACTGAGAATAAGCCCAAGCGCTGAAATAGTTATTACCGTTAATTAGAGAGGCAACTCTGACATAAGCGCGGTAAGTAGTGCTATTGGCTAAATCTCCTTCTAGGGTCTGACCATTATTGCTTGAAGTGATAATCCCTGTCTCAATTGTTGCTTCAGTTGTATCTGGGCTAAAACTTGCTCCACCATAAGTGGTCGAATCATAAATTTTAATCTCGTAGGCATTTTGAGGGGAACCATCAGAAAATACTGGAGTCCATGTAACTGATGGGAATGATGTATCGGTAACTGTTCCGCTTGGCGCTGTTACTGTGACTGTCGGGCGTGGAGCGGTCTCAACATCAATATAGAGAGCATAAAGATATGTTCGGTTAGTTGGGTCTGGAGGAAGAACTACTGAGCCAGTCGCACCATCTGTGAACTTAACGACCAGATTATCGAGAAGGGTTTGAGTCCATGAGGCTCCATTAGGAGCGCTCGTTAGTTTAATACCTAGGTCATAAGTGGTTGCAGAAACAATTCCTTGTTTTGTAATTGGAACGCCATAACTTACGGTTCGACCATTACGGTCTGTAATTACACCAATGCTGAACTGAGCAAGAGAATCTGCCGCTAGTGAGGAGATACGAGCGCGGAGATTGATTGAAGTAATTGTTTCATCCGCTGACAAAGTGGTAGTTCCGAACTCAGCCTCGTATGAGGCGGGTACGGTTGTGCTAGTACGCAATAAATAAGTGGTGTCAGTATCGTCTGCTAGAACTGCAAAGTCAGAGCCACCTGTTCCAGTAAAGAGAGTATCGCCGTTCCAGTTAGCATTAGGGCGAAGTGTGTACGAAGCCATTATTTAGCCGCCAATTCCTTAGCCAAGATTGCAAATGTCTGTTCAATCTTATCGGTAATCATCTTGATTTCTTCTTCTGTATTCTTAGCGCCTGAAGTATTAACAACAACTTGGAAAGCACCTTGCTGGATGAACTGGTTATTGCCAGATGTGCGTGTAGCCAATTCAGCCTCGGTTAAACGGTTAAGTTGAGTCTGAGCATTTCCAATCAATCCACCAAACGCCGCATCTGCGCCGTACTGACCAATCGCCGCACCTGAGAACGAGATTGCCTTTTGGAGAGAGTTAATCTGAGCAATTGCCTCAGCACCACCACCAAGAATTGATGCCGCAAGTTGAGCGCCCTTGACTGGTCCAGATTCAATAATATCTTTGAGAGCGCCTGAGTCAAGACCCATCGCTTGAAGTGTTGCAATTTGCTGAGCGAACTGGTTGCTCTTATCAAGGCGCTGGCGCATATTCTCAATAAGAGACTTAGCCTTTGGAATAAATCCATCTGGCAACTCAATGCTCTTAAGACCAGCAAAGCCCATGATTGTGTCTTTAAGAGAATCAGCGAACTCACCTGATGCTTTTCGAAGGTCATCTAGTACGCCCTTGATTGAGTCAATACCCGCTTGCATTGCCTCACGGATAGCCTTCATACGGTCAGCCGCTTTTAGAGCATCTTCCGCGGCTTTAGCGCCATCGTCTACCTTTGATGCTTCGTTATATTTCTTTTGCTCCTCAGCAAGAATGTCGCCAAAGCCAAGACCTTGCTTGAGGCTTTCCTTAATCTTGTCAATGAAGTTACCGATGCCGTCTCCTACAGCACCAGCGAAATCTGTATTATCAGCAAACTCCATCATTGTTGCTGATAGACCAATTAGGAACTCACCAGCCTCATCAGCCTTCTGTGCTAACCCATCAATAAAATCACCAACTGTGCGAGCCATGTCAAAGTCTTTTACATCCTGCATCGCATCAATCAAAGTACCTAAAGCGCTAGATGCCATCTTTGCGCCAGAGACCATTACATCAATAATTTTTGCGCCGTTATCTTGGTTGCCAAACTCTTGTACTTTAACAGCAAAATTCTTTAATGTTTTTTCTGTTTTTCTTAAACCATTTTCTACTGCTTCTCCAACAGTAGATATGCCATTGACCATGTTGGTTGTGCCTTTAAGAATTCCATCAAACATTTTCTCGCCAAGACCAACCATGCCTTTAGAAAAACCAGTAACTACATTTTTTGTAGCATCTAATCCGCTATTGATAGCACCAGCGACCATATCTCCTATTTTTGGAATCTTACTAAATAAAGAAGCAATGCCTCTAATCCAGGCAGTCATTTTGTCAAAAGCCCAACCAAGGAAACTGCCAATGCCTTCTGCAATTTTGTTTAGGACACCAAAAATGCCTTCGCCCACATTCCCAATAGCGGAAAGTATTTTTAAGAATATGTTTTTAACTCCGCCAAATAAATCATTAAAGGCTCCAACTAAGTCGGCAATTGCACCAATTACAAAAGCGAAAACCCTGACAATGCCCTCTACCACCAAAGAAATAACTTTGATAATTGCATTAAAAATAGTTTTAACTACATCATAGAGAAGTCCGTGGCTTTCCATGAGGCTAATAAATCCATCTACGACAAACTTAAATGCCTTAAGAACAAATTGATACCAAGTCAAAATAACATCAATAATGAACTCAAATACCTTAACTACCACTTCAAGCAAGAACCCAAAGACTCGCATGAGTAATGCAATGCCCTTCATTACATACCCAGCCGCTTTGACAATCATGGCAAAAACATAAATAACAATTTTAATTACAAAATTAAAGACTGCTTTCATAACATTTCTAAACTTCTCATTTACAGCCATTAACAAACCAATAGCAGTAATCAAGGCAACAATAGCCGCAATATAAACACCAACAGGATTCATAAGCATGATTGCGTTTAATCTCAACTGAGCCGTACTTAAGGCTGTGGTAGCCGCGGTCTGCATTGCTGTAAGTCTAGTTTGGATTGCTGTTATGGCATTTAGAACGGTTACCTGAGTCA